GTTTGATGATTTTCTAGGTAGTATTGTTGGTAATATATCTTCTAATATAGGTGAATCACTTGGTAAACGAACATACGAAAAAATACAAAACTTTGTTAGTAATAACTCAACATTAGACTATGCTGGAATACAAAGTCTAGTATCGCTAATTAAACAAACAGGTGATGATAGTATTCAATTTAGTAATACTAACTACTTATTTCCTTCTGAAATAGGTAGATTAGTTGATCTTTTATCAATAAATTTTAAGAGATTGCAGGGTTCAGCAAATACCTTTAACAAAGACTTTAGAACGTTTGGTTACCAGGGTAGAGAAATATACGGTAAGAATATAGGCGAAGAGGTTTCTGTTAATTATACTGTAACAGCTGGGGAGGATTTATTAGCTTTTGAAAAATATAGCGGTAAGTTTACATATTTAAATACTTACTTACCGTTATGTGCGTCTAATATTAGTTTAACTGGTCATAACTACGCTCTTAATACATATAACAATACATGGGGATGGGGACTGGTAATACCTGCAGGTACAACCTATAATGATATCAGTAATTACTATCTTTTTTATAACTATATTCCTACAATCGACGGAACAATAACGAATAATATTATAAATTATAATGATATTACAAACACATTGAGTAATACTGTAAGTTCTTACACAGAATGGTCGCAACCGGATGGTATTATTTCAAATATACTAACTAATCAACTATATACCGGCTTGGATCTATTTAATTAAATAAATATAATTGAATGAGTAATAAAATTACGTTCGGTACTAGTATATTAAATAATTCCATTACAAATAGTAATGCTACTATAACTATAGATAACACTCAACCTTTATCTTTCTTAGAGTTTATCAAAAATACCAATGTTGATTACTCACCAGATGAATATAATAACTTTTATTTGTATTATTTAAAGCAATGGGCTGATATTACCAACACAAAGAATGGGAATACTGCTGTTAGTTTTGTTGAACTATATATAGATTTTCTTAAGAATCTGGTACTAACATATTCTACACAACAAGAGTTAAAATTTATGTCAACACTTGATTTTAACGATCCTGTTGATTTAGATATAGCTATACCTATATATGTTGAAAAAATAAGACAAATTATTATCTTCTACAAAGAAAAAAGAGAAGAGGCAAAATATAGTGTTGATAGAAATAAGATTAAAGGTAGCTCAGCGTCGATTGAACGGAGTATTTTTGAGAAGATATATAACTATATTTTCTCTTCCGAGCAGCAACCACAGTATACATCATTAAATTTATCTCTATCATCTATCGTGACAGAGATGAAGATAGATATCGAAGAGTTCGTCGATGTTTACGGAAACTATTTTGATCTACCTAGAACAAACACAAGTACTGCTACAGTACGTGATACACAGTATAGTTCTAATATTAATGATATTGATATTAATTTATTCTTTAAAGAAGTACTACCTGCAGATATATTTGGATCGCAGGTATTTTTACTCGAAATACCACTCGCTGTTAATTATGCAGTATCTGTAGACCCAATATGTGACCCTACGAATCCACTCAACTTTATAAATGCAGATAATAAATGCGGTATATCACAAGATGAAAGAGATTCTTTAAAGCGTGAATTAATAAGTAAGTATATAGGAGTCGATTTTTACTATATAACTACTATTAATGATGTCTACGAGTCTGGTAAATTTATTACAGCTCAGAATCCTTCATCTAATATACCTAACTTACAAGCTGCAGATACAGCTACTATTGAATCGAATGAGGTTAAGTTATTACGTGATATAGGATTATTTTTTAAACCAGATACGATAGGGCTATTTCAGTTAAATTCTAGTAATTATACCTATAGTGTCGATGAAACAAAACTTGAAACAGGTAAAGTTTATATATTTCCTGATCCAAATGTATATGGTAATGTATCAGTTAATAGACAGATAGATTACCCATTGGTATTTGTACATGATTATACAAAAGATGCAAGAAATTCTTCTTCTGGGTTTGCAAGCGGTGATCCGAAAATTAGTAATTACGAGCAAACCTTTACACCTTATTATACAAGACAACAGAATCAAGAAAAAAATACAGCGAGTGAAGAAAGTTTAAATTTAAATTTTAGCGATCTCTACAACAAAGGATTTATAACAAAAGTTCAATATGATATTTACGGTAATGAATACGCGTTATTTAAAGATGAATTCGGACAGACTTTTAAATCTGTTGAGAATATAGAAAGTGATTTAACTATCCTAAATTTAACGTTAGATGGTTATGATTTTTTTGATAGTATAGAAGGATATAATTTTAACTACTCTACAGAAGGTAGTGTTGATGGGTCTATACGATCTGGCTTATCAACCCTTACAGTTAATAATGTTAAGCTACCATTTACGGAACCACAATTTACCTTATCAGGCTTCCCTTATACACTATTCTTTAGAGATTTTACACCTTATCAAGAATCAATCGTACCAGAGAGAAATATTACATTTAGGTATAAAGATGCGGGTGGGTTTACATTTCTTAACAGTGACGCTTTACCTGACCCGATCTTAGCAGATAGTATCTCACCTGCATACCCGTCTTCATCGCAGTATTACTATCAGGAGTTAGCTGAAGCAGGCATATCGCAGCTTACACCGTATATAGAAAGAGGTTACATACTTAGCGGTACAAATTATTCTAACTTTACACTAGATGGGAGGTATATATTAAGTAGTGAACAATCAGGAATTACTACTAGTAATTTTGACTGTGGTTACTATACAGATATCTCTCAACTAACTAACGATTATGATTATGATTATAATTACCCGTATAAGGATGATGTATCAGCTGATAGTCTGACTATTATTAGCTCTATTAGCGGAAATAATACATTTAATACACAAAATTATAAGCGAAAGCTTAACGGTAAGCTGTATATTAAAAATCAGCGCTACTCAACATCGACTATACTATCAAGTTCTCTTAGTGCAATATTTAGCAAGTATTCCGCCAGCGTTAAAAATGAGATTTACAATAAAGTAAAAGATTTTGACGTAATATATGATACTATTATTTGCGAAACAGATAGTTATCTTGTTTTTGATAAGATAAACTATGAAGATAGTACGTTTATAACCCCCGGTACAAAAAATACTTATTTTACACGTTCTTCTTCTAACACTATTAATAAATTCTCTAATAGATTTTTTAATGAGAAAGAAAAGACGTTAACGTTTTGCACTATTAATCAATTAGAAGACGGTGGTGGCGCTTACTTAACGACAGAAACAGGTTTACAAACGATAACAACAGAATCACCTTTTTCGCCTATTAACTTACAAGCAGAGTTTGAGAGCTTAACAGGAACTAGTCGTAGTATATTACTACCCGCTATATATCAATACCATATAATAGATAATACTATAGTACAAGTATTTCCTAATTTAGATGATATTACAAGAAGCGCAACACAATTGTTTAGCATAAGAAACCATATATCTAATATTTTTGATGTTAATATCACTAAAATCGATAAACCAGTTGTAACATATAATAGCTTTAACCGTATATACAAATTAACATATACATGCTCAGATAGTAATAATATGGTATACGTTTATGATTATAGTTTTAGTATTGACAATGATCTAGTTACATTTCACGACGGTAAATTCTACAAGCCAGGTAAGGTTATTAATACAACAGGATTTTATAGTACTTCTATACAGTATGCAACTACCGGCGCATTACAAGGAACTCCTAACATACAGGGTGGTACATTTATATTATGAGTAAGAATACTAACATATACTTTAATTTATCAGCTGTAGAATCTAGGACTTTTTATAATAATCCTATACTTTTAAAAGGTGAGAGTACCGTTAACTATATACTAACTGGTATAAAGGAGGATAGTTATAATGTTCTTTTTCTAGATATTAATTGGGGAGACGGTTCAGCTCCTTTAACATATACAAAAGATGCTGTATATAACTACCGTGAGCAATCTATATTCGACGAAATACTCTACGGAAAGGTTGGTGGGTCTGTATGTGTACAGTATTCGTACCCTTATTCTAATCAAACTAATACTTATAGTTTAAAGTTAACATCAAACTTTGTATTAACATATAATAGTGGTGAAAAGGTCTATTTTTATCAACCGCTACAAATATATCATGGATCGTTTTATGATGATATAGTTGATCTCGTCGCTATTAATACGCAGATTTTACCCGTATCTGCCAACACAACCTTCGTTAATTTTGAAAGTAAGAATAATGTTCAGGTAATACCTAGTCTACTAACTATATAAACATATATAATTAAACAGTTAATTAGAGGCTTTCTAACTTGACCGTTGTAATTAAATATTATATATGAATCTTTCAGCGTATAGCTTATCTGCTATAAGTACACCTAGAGCTACCTATATTGATGGAGCTTATGAGTATAAGCAATTCTCTTATACCAACGAACAAGGAATGACTTTTAATCGTATTGATGCTTTATCAGGTATACACGATTCTTCTATTAACAATTATACATCTCAGTATTTAACAGACTATAAGAAGCTTGAGGATTTCTTAACAGTAATACAAAAGAAAGATAATGTATTAAGAACAATAACTACACCTTTAATATTAAACAATCTTTCTGATATATCTGTACCTAAGGTTCTAAACTTAAATGCTGATCTGGATAATACTACGTATCTAACTATTTTAGATAAAGTAGAGTATGATAATCCAGGTAGCTTTTTTGAGTTAAGTATTATTAATGATAAAGTGCTTAGAGTTCTTCATGGTACTGGTACAGGGTTTTATATATTAAACAGTCCTATTAGTGGTAATACTCTTGAATTTATGTCATCTGTCTCTGTATATGATAGCGCTAGTGCTATTGAAGGTACCGATATATTTAGATATCAATTAGATAGCGATGGCTATTTACAGCTATATAAAGATATAAGTAACGTCTTATATACAGTAGTGTTATCTGGCACTTCGCTCGTTTTAGATGCGATAGTTAATCCATCCATAAGTCGTGGTGATAAATTATTTAAAATTTATTACAATTATGAAAGTATAGAACCTAAATTACGTTCAAGTTGGGTTAGCTATAATGTTAATAAGGTAAATTCACTTAAACTAAATACACAAAAAAGTGACTTCGATAAATCGAGTCAGTACCTACTACATACAAATTATAATGAGATTAATGACACTTTCGAGTTAAATCATATTGCTCTGGACAATAACAGATCTGAGAGAGGTTATATTAAACGAGGTACAAGCAATACAAGTGGTGATGATAATTTACCTGATACAAAATTTAGAGAGTATACGACTTTACGTACGGGTAACGATCAAGAGCGTGGTGATGATCATATTTCACTTACGTATGTATGGTATGATAAAGATATAAAGGTGTATAGTGGTACAGATACATACTTTACTACACCTTCATCTATATACCCGTACGAGAAGCTTAATATTAACGATACAAAATTCACTCATAATGGTAGTATCGCGTCTGTTTCACCACGACTAGCAGATAAGGTATTCAGTCTACGTAATAATAAGACCACCAACTTTAAAAATGGTAGATATTTATGCACTTGGCTTTCAGGGGGTAATAATACAACTGGTATTTGGGTAGATAGATATTACTACCCTGATAGAATTTCAAAAGAAAATGCTCTATCTGCGTCTCCTTTATTTGCTCCGTCTTTTCTAGATCCTATTGATTCACTAATTTATAGTTCTCCTAGTACAGCTAATTATATTTTTGATAAAAAGAGTGATTTAACTCTCGAACCAAATTCAAAATACTATTATTCGAGAGTAGGTGTAGAAGATATACAGAACGCTATTACAAGCGCCTCACCTCTTATAAGTAGCTTTACTAATTTTTACACCACTAAAAATGTATTATCTGCTTATGATAGTAGTTCTATTGTATATGATGGTACGAAATATAATAAGTATAATATAAAGAATGATGTAAACTGTACATCTCAATTTACTTTCTCTTTCGATATGTTTGTTAGTCCAAATATAGTTAATAATGGGTATTCAATAGCTAACTCTAGTAAACATTTTACAGTACTTAGTGATATAAAAATTACACCTTTTATAGTTCTATACCAAGATAAAACAGTTTATATATATAATACTTCCTTTACATTAATTAAAACCGTTGATTTTGCTACTAATATAAAGGAAGTTATAACTAATAGACCACTTGATGATTTTTTTGTTATATGTAGCGACGGTTTTTGCTACAAAGTTAATGAATTAGGTAATAAGCTAAAGCGAGAGTATATACCTATAATTTTATATAGAAATTACACACAGGATGATGACTATATTTACTTCTTATTAAATGTTACTGGTGAGGTGTTAAAGGTAAATAAAAATACATTTAATTATACTACTATATACTCGACACCGTTGAGTTTATATTCAGATCCTAACGATCCGCAGAATAAGCATAGAAGTTTATTAATATATAATAATATTCTTTATGGAATACCTGGTGAGAACGTAAAGATAAAAAATACAAATGAAATATATTTTTTATATGGTAACAGGCAGATATGGTATTACAACCTTATAACTAATAGAAGTCGTATATTGTTTGATACGACGAGTGCTTTTAACGATTTTAACATAACTCCTGATAATCAGATACTACTGATTACAGATAACAACTGGTATCAATATACTACGAACCGTGAATTTGTGTTATCAGGAACCACTACAAATAGTACTGAAGGGAAATATAAAAACATTCATGTAGATATTATGAGAGAGTATACACCTAACGGTGTACAAGAATTCTCTACAATCTTAATGTTATCAGGTGGTTTAAATACAGGTAATTTAATGTCATACAATATAGGTACTGGTCAAACTTATAATTTAGGTATAAGTGGTGTATACATAGCGGATACAAGCGCTACAAGGAAAAAATATACAATGACTAACTTTAATAATCTACAGGCTTTAAACAGTAATAGGTTAGCTTTTAATATTACACTTACTAATTACCTTTCCTCGGAGGATATTTTATCTAAAAGTATAGCCGTTGATTTAGGATCTATTGATACCGGTTATCATACTTTTACATATAGGTTTGATGCATTACAGGGTAATATTAGTTTGTTTATTGATGGTGTTTTATATCAAAACGAAGTAATTCCACCTAGCAAGTATAATATTCAACAAATACTTTCTGAAGATTTATATGTTGGAGCTGTCGGTATTACTAATGGTATAGATCTTGCAACTTACTTGAAGCAACCAGGGTATTACTTTATTAATAGTAGTTACCCCGTTCGTAATCTTATGATATACAATCACGCTCTCAAGTCTGATGAGATTTTTGCCCTCAGCTTAAAAGATAGAACAATTGACGAACTCATATTGTCTATACCTTGCGGTCAAAGAAATAATATTGAGGAAATAGAGAGGTTTTTTAAATACGCTCCCGTAACCAGTTCAAAGAGTATAAATATTTATGTTAAGAATACTGGTATTACTAACACCACCTTTAAAAATAACATTAAGAATGTTATTTATGAGCAAGCAGCATCAACATTACCTGTAGGTGTTAAGATTAACGATATACAATTTATTGATTTTAAATGATAACCTATAGTGATTATAAGAGATTTTATGCTGAATCAGGATTGTTTACACTTAACAGTGTAGACTATACAGGATATGTTGAAGTATTAAGCGGGGTACCATATACAGCCACTGAATTAGATATCACGTCTAAATGTAGTACCTTATCTTCACTGGTAGGTGTACCACTTGAGAGGCAAAGTACATATAAAACGGATCTACTTTGTTCTGATTTCTTTTTTGATCGAGGTATTAACGATATTGTTGAATTACCTATACCTCTCGAAGAAATATTAATTGAAGCTAATGACTTTTTAAATTATAATCTCTTAGAGAGTAAATTAACAAAAATTAAAACTAATACAATATATACGTATTCAAGGTGCTTCATGACGGGAGCACTGTTACCTGTTAGTGATAATGTTAAATATGCTGGTGTACTTAGCGCGTCGCAAACGACACTTGATTTGTTTGCGGGTAGTAATTATAGTACACTACCCTTTGGTAGTACCAACAATTTTCTCGAGTTAGACGGTATACGTGGATTTGCTCCTGTTAACTATTTAGAAGATGATAGTAAAGCTGTTATATTTGCCTTTACAAGTACAAACCTTATATCTCTTTCATGTAGCGATCAATCTATAGGTGTTATTGAGATTTCACCTTACTATCAAACACAGGTAGCGGAGAATACACTATCTTTTTTCAATATCGGTGGTATAGCTACTATTGGTAAGTTTCTATATGTTACAGATACAGGTAATAATAATATCTTAAAGTATGATATAGGAGGATATATTGATGGTGATACGGTTCTTTCTAATAAGAGAAACTTAGTAGAAATTATTGGCGGAAAAGGGCTAGCAGTGGATGAGGTATTGTTCAATGAACCTAAAGAAATAACAGCGGGTAATAATTACATAGCTGTTAATGACTCTAAAAATTATGCTATAAAGGTATTTGATCTAGACTTTAACTTTATAGCAGTAATTAATAGTATTAATTTTAAGCGTGAACCTATAGCTGCATTGGAGTATAATAGATTAACTAACTACCTATATGTTTTAACGTATAGTCAGCAGAAAACTAAACTTTATATTATAAATGACTGCTTCAACGTTGAGGAGTCATATGAGTTACCATTTATATTACAGGTTGGCGAGGTAATTAATAATATAAGTTTTTCGTATAACAATAGTAACTTTTTTTATATTAGTACAAACTACGCTATTTATAAATTATTAGTTAATAAGCCCGGTAATAGAAAGGGTGTTTATCAGACTAATAAAATTTTATCTAATATTAAGTCTCCTGCATCACAGGTAACCGCTACATATGTAATTTCCGGTGGTCAAACGACTATAGTGCAAGATCCTAATAGTTTGTGGAATTATGTTGATACTTATTACGACAATGCTAAATTTAACTGGGAAACTAATACGCCATCCATAACGAGTATAGTAACACAAGGTGCATCAATTCAAACCACTACAACTACAATACCTGCGAGTTATACTACATCTGTCTATAGCGATGTAATAGTAGGATATAGATTAACACCACAGAGTGATGATACCGATAAAGTGTTTTTTATTACGAATAGTAGAATATATTATTTTAAAGAGCCTAATATATATAAGAGTGTATTAAAATTGGATAATTTTGATAGTTACGGCGCTAATTTTACACTTAATAGTAGTGAGTATATTCAAGGAAGTTCTCTCAATAAAGAGTTCTATAAGGTAATTTATGATAATATTAATTTAAAAAACAACCTGGTTGGTAGATTTACGGGAGCATATAATAATTTAGATATATTTGTGTTTACAGATTATAACTATAATATAGATTTATCACTGTTACTTAGTGACTCTATTGAAGAATATTATATTCATGATAATGAAAAGAATCTAGCAGGTGTGTTTAATAGATTTATTCGTAATATATATGAGCTACAATTAAAAATAATAGCCCTAACAGTAACTGATAAGGGTGATGGGATTGTACCTGTTTACAATACTACTACAGGACAGTCTAGTAACACCTTGATAATAGAATAGCCGGTATAAATATAATAAAATGGCTAGTACTAAGCTTACACAGACAAAAATTAGTGATACCTACGGTGGTGTGTTACATTCTAACGGCGAAGCTTTACCTGTATCAACACTTATAGATATCTACGATGGACTGGGTAACAAGTCGTCGCTTAAATTAGGTAGAGCGTGTAATGGTGCAACTGTTTGTGGTCCATTTACATGTGATACATTGACCACAACATCGAAGCTTTCTGCTTCAACACAATTTGATATATTAAATTTATTAAATGTATTACACCCTGTAAGCTCTATAATTGTTACCTTTAATGATAGTAACCCTGGTACAAGAACTGGCTGGACTGGTACAACCTGGTCGCAGGTAAGTCAAGGGAGATTTTTAGTAGGTGTCGGTAGTGATACTGTTGACGGAGTATTTAAAACCTTTACAGCTGGAAATAATACAGGCGGTGAATATCAACATCTATTAACCATCCCTGAAATGCCAAATCATAGACATCTTAATGGTACTGCAGATGACACACGTGCAGCGGGAAATTCATCTTTCGTATATGGTGAAACTTTTATAGATATGCCCGGTCTTGCAGAAGGTAGACAGGAAACTTCTGCTGGAGGAACAAGAGTACAAGGATTTACTTCTTACATAGGTAGTAATCAACCTCATAACAATACACCTCCTGGGTTTGGCTTGTATGTATGGCAAAGAACGGCTTAATTAACTAGATATTTTTAACTTTATGCCTGATATTACAATTATAAAACTTAAGATTAGAAGAGGTACAGACGCACAACGAAAATCTGTCATTCTCGAGCAGAGTGAATTGGGATATACAACTGATACAAAGCGTGTATTTGTTGGTGATGGTGTTTTACCAGGTGGTAACATTGTTGGTAATATTACATGGTCACCTCAGACTCGGACTAATATTACTAATGCACAAATAGGCGATATCGTGTATGATAATAGTCTACTATACCAATTAACTGGTGTAAATTATAGCTTACCTGATAGTTGGGCTTTTATAGGTTCAAAAACAGATAATAGCACTTTAACGTATTCTAGCAATCAACTTATTATAAAAGATAACGGTATAACAGGTACTAAATTCTTATCGTCTGCTGCATCAGGCGGGTTGGTTGCTACTGTAAATAATGGTATATCAGCTAATGTAGATAATATTACTCTAAAAGTAACATCAACAAATGTACTATCGGTAGGTGTAATTGATCAAAAGCATATCGCTTCTTCTGCACTCGGTAACGGATTACAGGGTGGTAGTGGTACTATAATAGGTGTTAACGCAGATACAGCGTATTTCGGATACAATAGTACAACACTAACACTTACGGCGTTACCAGTAGGTACAGTAACAGCTTATTCGCTTAGTGCTGATTCTTTCGGAGCTGGTTTAGATATTGTAGGTGATAAATTACAAGCAACAATTAACGATACGCTTACTACAGATATTCAAAATGTTGGCGGTCAAATAAAACTGGCAAATTTTGGGGGTGCTGGTGATTCCGGTAATATATTTAGAAATATAGTATTCGATTCGAAAGGTAGAGCATTATCTTCTTATAATTCTATAATAGATACTTTATCTGCCGGTAATGGTAGTTATGCAGGGTTTCCTCTACAGACAACAGGTGCAGGAATATCTGCACTATCTGGCTATCGTGGTAATACATTAGTAAATACACTATCTTGGAATTCTAACTTTACAGCGTCAGTAACAAAGCAACTATCTTCTGCAGGATTTATTACTTTTGAATCTGTTAACTCACAAAACGGTACATCGGTGGATAGATTCGCAATACCAATCTTTTCTTATAAATAACTCCCCTTAATCAATGTCAGCTAAAATTGAAATTAATAAAAATACACTACTTAAACTTCTAATTAGACGCGGTACTAATGTTGACAGACAGAATGTAATATTAACGGAAGGTGAACTAGGTTACACAATAGATACAAAACGCTTATTTGTGGGTGATGGTCAAACACAGGGTGGTATCTCTATTGGTAGTACCTATGCAGGTAGCTCAACTGCTGTAACTGATTTTGTTGGAGCTGTTGTAGGTGATTATGCTTTTGATACAGATAATAATAAGTTATATGTCCACCATTTATCAGGCTCAGCTAGCAATATTAATAACTGGGTCGAGGTGGGAGGTGTGTATACTGCAGCGGATAGTACGGTTGTTGTAAGTAATACTAACGGTATAAGAGTAGGTACTTTATCTGCTGGTAATATATCTTCAAATTTACTAGGTAACTCAATATCCCTAGATGGTACAAATAAAATATCACTCAGCAGCAGTATTAAGACAGATCGCATTACACCTCTAAATAGTACTTATTTGAGTTTACCGCAGAACTTATCTATTAATTCTGTTAATTATAGCTGGCCAACAGGCGGCGTTGGTTCAGATCTTTATCTTACTTCTGACATATCTGGTAACTTATCGTGGAGCAATGCTGCTACTCCTACGACTGTGTTTGTAGCAGGTACAGCCGGTCAAATTGCTGTAGGTTCTATTATGCCTTACGTTTCTTCAGCTAATGCACCTGCAGGTTGGTTACTGTGTAACGGTCAATCTGTTGTAGGTGCTAGTTACCCTGAACTATCTGCCGTAGTTGGTTACTCCTTTGGGGGTAGTGGTGCTAACTTTAATGTACCTAATTTAATTAACAAAACAATTTACGGTGTTAGTAATTCGCCTTCTTCATCTACATTAGTTAGTGTTTCATCAGGTACTAATTCAACCTTGAGTGCAACAGGTATGCTTTATATAATAAAAGCTAAACCTGATTATGTTGTATCTTCCACGTTTACTATTAATAATGGGTTAACAGGTACAGTTAATGGTGTCGATGTTACAGGTAGTGCTATAGGTACTTTATCTGGTAATATTAAGGTAGGTTTACCAGCGATAATTACAGGTCAAACTATAGTTGGTGGTAGTTCGTTTACTGTAGATACATACGGACGTGTAACCACGGTAGCGAGTACATCTAGTATAGCATACCCAGCTGGTACTATTACACAAGTAACGGGTACAGATATTTACAACGAAAATTCACCTATTGCGTTCTTAAAACGACCTGTAACAATATATTCTGAACCGCAGTCTTCTAGTACTACATCAGTTACTACAACAATTTCTGCATACCCCAAGATAACCTCTTTTACTGCCGCCGGCGCTCGAACTCAGACACTATATAATGTATCACCAGCTGCAAAGAATTTAATTGTTGATTGTGAAATTAAAAAATCTGGCCCTGATGGTGGTAATATGGATAGATTTGTTGTATCTGCTCCTAATGAAAGTCTTCTTACTGGTCCAACTTCACCAGATACATATGAATATCTAGTAGGATCAAGCCGTGCATCTGGTAGTGGTGATAGTATACGTAGTGGTAGTCAAGTGTTTATACCACTATCTGCTGCGGCCAACGGTAATTTAACATGCGCTTTTAGAATATCACCTTCTAAATATGATGCCATTACAATAAGAATTGTTGGTTATACTATATAATTTATGAATGAATTAATTATCGAAGGATTGATCGAGGAAGATATTAAACTTCTTAAAGAAATTGTAGAGTCTTATAAACTTTCTGTAAAGGATTATAATAAGGTTATACGCGTGAAGGAATTAAATGATAAGTTAACACAGATATTAAATTATTTTAATGATTAAATAGTTATGTGGCTATTCCAGACAGAGTATTAGCGCTTGGGGAAGAATTTTCAGACTATATACTAATCGATGATTCGCGTAATAGTGTAATTATTAATTTTGAAATGGAATATTTTGATATATTATATCGTGAATATAAGCGGTTAGGTTATTCTGTAAAGCATGTCACGCGATTTAAATCTAAAGATTCTATGACTTGTGTCTTTACCAAGGACTCTTGATATAAATAAACTATATGGTATACCCTACGTTTACGGTTAATACAAAAGCATTCAATATAGCATCTAACTACGGGTATTCCCCCTATTATGATATTGTATGGTCTTTTGATTATGCTATAAGCGGTAACAATAATACTGAAGCTGGGTTTACTGTATTTATAATGGATAATAACTATATATTATCTGGCGGTAATTTTAATATTGATCTCGGTTATTCAGGCCTTTCTTCTAATAGTGATCAATCAAGCTCTTTAACCCCAGGGGTAAGTGGAGGTATAATTGCTGTAGGATTTGATACCACGGGATTATTTGCTGTATCAGCGCTTTCTGGAACAAGAGTAATCCGCGATGGTATTGATGAGTCAGCTAGAATTCTTAATAGTGTTAGTATTCGTGATAAGTGGCCAGCTTATAGTTATAATACAAATAATTACAATGTTGCTCTTTCAAGCTTAGATAGTTCTTTTAAGATTGTTGATGGTGAGCTAAATTATAAAACGATTCGTGCAAGACTAGGTAATGTTGGTAGAACATTGTATGTTGATTATAGGAGTACTCCTGACGATGATTTTAAATCCCTACTAGTAAAAGATGTAAATTTAGATATTACAAGTAATACTATGTATAAAGTTGGAGCATCTTTTGCGACACCTATAAGTAGTAACGATCCTAATAAAATAGGTACTATATATTTTAGAAATTTCCATACAGAGGGTAATTTTTTATCTGGTGAGGTAACAACAATAGTAAATACTACTTTGAGTGGGGTAAAAATCTTACCTGTCAGACCTATAATTCCAACAATTCCTCCTTCGCGACCACCTATACCTCCATTGGAGGAATTTGTAATACCTATTGTAGATAATAATGCTGTATACAGTATATGCCCCACACACACAATAACTTATGCAAGAATAACTTCGGTTGATAGTCTTACAGGTATTACAGAAGATAGATACAACTTTGGATATAGATTGAGCGTATTTGATGGTACTAGTGCAATAAATGTGAATTTAACTCGTAAGGATATATTTAATTATGTATCTTCTGACAGTAAGTATAGAATATATAAAGATATGTTTTGTGAGTACTGGAAATTATCATCTGCAACATCATTATTTTTAAATAATACTAGCTTTGTACCGATTGGTGCATATAGTACAACCATTTCTGCAAAATATATATGATACATGATAATATAAATGTTGATATTAAACTTAAGGGTCAATATAGATTCTCCGTAAAGGATAATGATACTATTGTATATACGTCACCTTGGTGTAATAATACTATTTTATCGTGTGGTTTAGTAGATCTTCACTATTACGACATACCTAACATTATTAGTTATTTAGATATAGGGTCGAGTAGTAGTCTGCCCGGTGTATCAGGCTACGGACTTTCAGGTGTAATAGCTGAAACGGAATTTAAAAACATATATAGAGATATTGTCGAATCGTATCAAGATACGATTTCAAGTAAAGTCTATATTGCATCTTTTTCTTCTGGTAAAGCTCTAGATAATATTACGATAAATGAATTCGCTATTAAGCGGACTGAAATTAATAGTTTTGCTCGAAATACTCTCACTTCAACATATAGCTTATGCGCAGGTCAAATAATTAACTTTGAATATAAACTGACAGTTAACTGGTCATCTTATTTTACAGGTAATTTACCTGTAACAGGTAATAGTTTAGGTTATATATATACAATACCTATTATATCTACAACATATAATATACCCTACGATAGTTTATATTATAATAATAATATGCTTTTTTTACTAGGCAATATATATAATTCTGACGGAAGTTTTCTTAATCGTCTACCTAATATGGGTGATGACTATCCTGTGTTTTTTGATTGGGGTATTGATACATCAACATTTTCTACATATACACCAAATGAAGTAAGTAGTTCTATAGATAATATATTACGCAGATATACAGTGAATACTTGCTATAGTGGGATAGCTTGCGAACCTAATAGTGAAGTTCATAGTAATATAAAAACAGCCTTAATTGTAAAAGATGGAGATATAACACAACGAACCAATAAGTTTAACGCTACACGGTTTGTCTTTCCACTTACTGTATATAATAGTATAGTTGTGTGTCCCTCCACGTTACCTAGCAACACTTCTCTTAATAATATAACACTCGGCTATAGCTATACATGGGGAGAGTGTGATACAACATCGTCGGAGCCACCGCCTACTCTCACTATTAGTAGCGTAGATATAAGCAATACTGACGGTTACCCATCTGAAGATTGTTATGATCCTGCAACAGGTGAACCGTATGATACAAGAGTTATGTTCAGTGTAACAATGTCAGAAATAGGTTACCCTGGAGAATATGATTTAGTTGTTAGTGTAATGAGTAATTCTTCTAATTCTGAAGGAACAACTGTAATACAGCCTGGCGAAACTAAAGACTTTACATTGTATGTAAATTGTATACCTAATGAGGTAATCACTATTCAAGCTCAAGCTACACACAAAATAACTTCTAGTAAGGTAACTAATATTGCTATCGAAACAGCTTACGCACTTAACCTGTGTACTCCTACACCCACACCTACACCAACAATAACTCCTACACCAACAGTAACTCCTACTAATACCCCTACTCCAACAGTAACACCAACAGTAACTCCTACTAATACAGTAACACCAACAATAACTCCTACTAATACAACTACACCAACTGTAACGCCTACTAATACACCTACACCAACAGTAACGCCTACTAATACACCTACACCAACAGTAACGCCTACAGTAACTCCTACTAATACACCTACTAATACACCTACACCAACAGTAACGCCTACAGTAACTCCTACTAATACACCTACTAATACACCTACACCAACAGTAACACCTACAGTAACACCTACAGTAACGCCTACTATAACACCAACAATAACTCCTACTAATACACCTACACCAACAATAACACCAACAATAACACCAACAATAACTCCGACTAATACACCTACTAATACAGTAACACCAACAATAACTCCTACTAATACTCCTACTAATACTCCTACTAATACTCCTACTAATACAGTAACACCTACAGTAACACCTACAGTAACACCTACAGTAACACCAACAATAACTCCTACTAATACACCTACTAATACACCTACACCAACAGTAACCCCTACAGTAACGCCTACAGTAACTCCTACTAATACTCCTACTAATACAGTAACACCAACAGTAACCCCTACAGTAACCCCTACAGTAACGCCTACAGTAACCCCTACTAATACTCCTACACCTACAGTAACACCTACTATTACACTTACACCAACAGTAACGCCTACCCTCTTCCTATCACCGACACCTACCCCAACAATAACACCTACTATTACACTTACACCAACAGTAACACCTACTAATACACCTACAGTAACGCCTACAGTAACGCCTACAGTGACTCCTACTAATACTCCTACTAATACAGTAACACCTACAGTAACACCTACTGTAACACCAACAATAACTCCTACTAATACACCTACTAATACTCCTACACCTACAGTAACACCAACAATAACACCAACAATAACTCCTACTAATACTCCTACTAATACTCCTACACCAACAATAACACCAACAATAACTCCTACTAATACTCCTACACCAACAATAACACCAACAATAACACCAACAATAACTCCTACTAATACTCCTACTAATACTCCTACACCAACAATAACACCAACAATAACTCCTACTAATACTCCTACTAATACTCCTACTAATACTCCTACTAATACACCTACACCAACAATAACACCAACAATAACTCCTACTAATACTCCTACTAATACTCCTACTAATACACCTACACCAACAATAACACCAACAATAACTCCTACTAATACTCCTACACCTACAGTAACACCTACTGTAACACCAACAGTAACACCTACTGGATTAGGTATCGAAACCATCTGCGTCGAGTACACTCAGGCAACGTATGACCCATATGTTACCACGGAGACGCAATTCAACATGTCTGGGAATGTTGTCATCGGATACACCGGCACAGGTCCTGGAGGCACGTTCACACTCGACTATAACATCTATACATCATATTGGGAGCTGGACGATCCTAATTATGTATCCAGCTATTACTACAACGACGGCTCTTCACCTGATGGTTATTATATTCCTGGCGCGTTTCCGCCTTACTACGCCACTGTCACCAGCGGCGCATGCCCAACACCAACACCTACACCAACAGTAACTCCTACACCGGTAACTCCTACACCAACACCAACATAAGTAACTCCTACACCAACACCAACAGTTGGCAGTCTCCCTGAAACAATCTATGTCAGACACTATCAATATCCTGATGGTCCGGAGACAGACTTTACGATGACGTGGGTCGTCAACGGCCCGTTTGGTGGGATGATTGGCGCAGCTACGAACGATTATTACGAAGGTAGCTTCTTCAACGGCACTTACGACGAGACATTCTGGCTGGCATGGTATCTTAACGCGACCTACGTGGAAACATATTATGATGAAGAATTAGGGGAATATGTGCATGTCTATACACCCGGATGGCTTTTCTACTACGGTCCGGGTGTAGGTAGTGAAGATGCAACAAACCCAGCTGGAACGTATGATGATGTATATCAGCAGAATTATCGTATGATCGTCTCCCTCACTCCGTTTCCTTAATTTCAAAACCACCCACTATTACGCGTCCTGAATACCAATAATAAAAAGTCACACCTGATGACCGTCTCTCATGTCTCTAGCTATTGAACTCAGCCATGGATACTCCTAGATGACAATTATCATTGCTTTATAGCTAATTAAATATTACCCATCATCGCTTCAACGGTAAGATCATGCTTCATAGAGTGAAAGCGTTCATCAATATATTTCTGAAATGCAAGAGGTTTGATCCATTCATTGTTATCCTTACCATAGCCAAGCTCATCACATTTATTTGATACCTGCTCAATACCTTCAAGCAAACACGCCCAACGCGTCAGCTCATCGATATCCATATTAATTTCTTTACCGGTTTTAAGTTTAAAGTTAAACGTTCTCATTATACACTAGTATAAGGAAGTTCCCTTTTCTTTAAAGCATTAAATGCATTCTCAATGTTAAGTGGTTCAGTTAATAAAACAGATTCAAAAGTGGCATTAACTCGATACTTACTTGCGCATTTTTCGCAGATAAAAATATTATCTTCGTTAAGTAGTATAGGTGCTTTGGTTGGATTTTGCCCACAAGGGCAGTTTATCTCTACTGTTTGTGTCTGAAGAAGGTGGTTGAATGCAGACTGTTCACTTTCTAAAAAGATTTGACTCTTTTTATTAGGGTTAAAAAGATAAAAAATTAAAAAATGAATAATAAAGGCTGCTGTAACACCTTGCCAAAACCCTATAAAACTTTGCAGTATAAACCCAATACCAAGACTTATTAAACTAGTAAGTATGAGTGATATTCCGATTTTTTTAATCATAAGTAATTATAACTTATAATGCTAACTTATCAAGCAATTCAGGAATATTTTGTGTGATTTCTGTACCTATATTGTCAATAACCTTATATATAGGTTCTAGATTTTTAGCCTTCACTTGTGAGTTGCTTTCTGCAGTAATAAACATTGCTCTCAGTTCAAGAAGATCAAGATATAGTTTACTAATTAACTCGTTTGCTGAATTAAAATTAAACGGAAGAACTTGTGGAGCTTCATGTGTTGCAGCTTCATCTTCATATTTTTTAATCTGAGCAGATACATCAAAGTCTGCTATAGGCTTTGATGCGACTCCTATATTGTATGGATTTGTTGCAACTGGCATTGTATTTATTTATGCTTTGGTATAAATAATTATATGACTAAGTTTGAAAGTAGATTTTTTAGAGCCTTACATGAACAGGACGAAGACAGACAAGCAATGGAGCAATCGCTTGATCAAGGTACAGATCCTGGTAAGTTTGATGTTGATCCTTCCGGTGGTAAAGGTGCTAATAGTGAAGTAGCTCAACATACAGCTGCGGCTGTAGAAGCCACTGCTCGTGTACATGCTCAGTATGTAGAAAAAATTAATGGCTGGTCACAGCGCTTAACAGAATTTAATGAGTTTCTTAACGGTACCGGTGATTCAGTTCAGTCAGCTATTGCAGGAGCTGATGAAGATACTATTCTTAAGGATTTAGAAGATCAACAAAGTAGAATTACGCGTGCTGCAACTGAAATTGCAGCTCTTATTCAAAAATTTAATTCTGTAATTACTACAGAAAATAAGGCTAGCTACAGAGGAGTCTAAACTTTTTAATCTCTGAAAGCTTAATAATACCCTCGAGTGATTCGTGGGTATTTTTTTGTATAAATTCTGCTGATATCTCATCTATCTTACAATGCATGGCGATATCGTTAAAATCTTTAAATCGTGTACCAAACTTTTCAGGCCATATAAAGACTTTCTCACCATTTAGTAATAATGTCTCTGATTTCTTTAGAGATGCATTGTCAATCCACTGACTATCAAGTACCCAAATACGATCTAACCATTTTAGTGTTGTATCTACCTGTTTTTGTTGCCTTTCAGTAAATGTTGCATTACCCCTCTCTGTAATACCCGCGACAGCTACACTATTTTTAGTAAAAAATGCATTTATTGGCCCTTCAAATATAAAGACACTCGATATATCATTAGTAACTTTGTCTATATTAAATAATGTTTTTTCAGCATTAATTCTCGATACATATTTCGGTCTTGTCTTATTATCAGCTGGTAATATTGTTCTAGACTGATAGAACTCAATATTACCATGTTCGTTCTTAAACGGCAACACTAGTCTATTCTTATGAACAGGATCTGTTAATGAAAGATAAAGATTGTCAGGGCGGTTTACCGCTGTATCTAGACGTCTACTGTGAATTAAGTTTAAACACGCGGAGACGATGGGATTCGCACCGTAAAACTTAAGCTGATAAGGGTCACTCAGGTTAATAGAGTCTTTTGGTAGTGTCTCTGTCTTAGGTTTAACAATAGGCTCATCAAAGCTAGGCAAAATCTCACGTTCACCTGTATATTCCTCCACTTCGGAAATAATCTCCGTATCAGTCTTACCGGATACTTGTTTGATCCATGTATATGGCTTACCAGACCACCCACAGTTATGACAGAAGATATTGTCATTCTTTGGAATGTAATAGCAGCGTTTCTTTTTACCAAATGATGACCCGCTTCCTTCCCTACACAAAGGACATGAACACTGGTATGTGTTGTTATACTTGTTAGTTTTAGGGTAGTATCCTAATTCGTAAAATTTCTGTACGATATACTCTTCAGGTAAGTTAATCATGCAAACATTGATAATAGCTTATGCTTAACAAAAAACAAATTATACCAGTCTTCTTTCTTGGATAAGATAGAGTTAATATCATGCTCTTTACATAAGTCGATAAATTGCTGAAAATCAGGCTCGCAACTCATAGCATTTGGCATTTGTTTTTGATAGTATATCAACTCATCACGATTTTCTATTTGCCGATACTTATCTAGGCGAAATAACTCGAGATTGCGTGTAAAAATTGAGTATTCTTCGTCTGTGAGTTTAACTGTACCTTCGAGATACTTTTTAACCTTAACCTTACCAAATTTAGGTATTCCTGGTACATTGTCTGATTTATCACCTACTAAGCATTTGATAGTCATGAAATTAACCTGTTCACATCCTACATTTTCTACAAAATTAGCCGTATTTGTCTCTTTTTTACGAATTGGATCATATACAATAACGCTTTTATTAATTAACTGTAAAAAATCTTTATCAACCGAGATAATAACCTTAGATCCCTCTAAAGACTCGGTCAAATATGCAATAACATCATCAGCTTCTAGCTTCCGTGGAAAAATAGAAGGAATACCTAAGGTATAAAGAAATTCCTTAATCTTTTCGTTGTTTTGATGTGGCGCTGTGTCAGATGACCTATTACCTTTATAATCAGAAAAAAGATCTTTACGATCATTGCGTTGATAATCAGGCTTTTCATCCCAGCAGGCGAGGATCTTATCAGGCTTATAAGTGTTGACATAACTTTTAATCGCATTAAGTGTAAAGTAAATATGAAAGTTATTTAATTTTTCTGGATCTTCAAGTCCTACTATCGTTTTAGCCGTCCAGTATGTGCGATGGATCGCATTATTCATATCCATTATAAGTGTCTTCATTTTTACTATACTGTTCTTTACAAATCTTTACAACTTCTTTTGGACCTTGCTCGACGTACTTAATAATATTAGAGTTCCTTGCTAATTCAAATGATTCTTTAGGTACATTTCGATTTAACATAGTCGGTACTGCAAGAAAATTATAAAACTGTGCTGTTTTTTCAACAAGTATTAATATCTCACCTGCATATGTACCGCTATGAACTGCGTAAATATGACCTATTTCAGATTTACGACTAAACATCTCATTCTTCTAGTTGCGGAATACCTCTCTCAATTAAACTAGTAATAACTACTTCCATTGATGATGTTTTTAACGAGTAATTGCGTGGAAATAGTCTACCACCGTCATTAAACTCAAACATCATTTCACCTTTAAAGTCCTTATTTTCATAGCAAGTAATAAACAAGGATGAATTACCCGGATCAACTAGAATAGTCCATTTTCTTGGATCTGCAATAGAATAGTTAGTATTAATTTTCCATGTATTAAACTTACAATCTTTTAAACGTTTTACGAAATATGATAATGTGGTAATTTTATTTTTAGCAATCTTCATTGTGTTAGTGAGGTTACAATATATTTTAATTTAATGTCATTTGCTTGCATATCAAACACGCAAACACCATACTGTGTATTTACTCCTACATCTATAATATTTCCAATAGTAGATAAAAGTTTAATATTATCCAAATTAAGGGGTAAGGGATTAAGTACAAAATTAACTTCACCTAGATCCAAACATAATGCATCAGTATTATGTCGAGCTCTATCAGTTAACTCCGCTTTTAAGCAGCCATCTTCTGTAAAAAGATATACTTTATTAGTCTCAGTTGCAAATGTACTACCTTTAATAATTGATTGTAGGATATCTTTTGTTAACTGAAAACTAATATCATATTTAAAACTATTAACTTTTTCAATATTAATAGTAGGCTTTGCAAGCAACCCGTCTTCGTACAAATGATACTTAAACTTAACACGGTTATCTTTATATTCATAGTTATTTGAATTAACATTCAATATCATTTCCTTTACAGAAATGCTATCTATAACGCGAATAAGTTTCTTAATGTCAGGTATATTATTTGTACCGTTAAAATTAGCTTCTACCGAATTTAATTCCGCAGACAATATTAGTGTATTGTCTGCGGAAGAGACGAGACAGGATAGTTGACCAGGCTCTCCAGCCTGTACATTTACTATCGCTGACTCGTTGATTTTCGATATCGCATCTAGAAACTTTACAAATTCAGGCTGCTTTAGTACTCTTAGTTCTCTTTTGTCCGCCATGGCTTTCAAGTGTAGTCGCGATTCTAGCTAAGTTCAAGCTAATTTCCTTAAGAACATCAATAATGTCTACATTATTTGTTACTTCTGTAGGTCTAATAGCTTGCTGAATATGTTTTAACTCTTTAACAGCCTGCTCAACACCAACAATTGGTTCACTGATCGGTAAGGATTGTGGTGGGATTATAGGTTGTTCGTATACCAATGGTTGCTCAATTGGTTGTTCTATCGGAGCTTGGTGATGCATCTCTGCACGCTGTGTAGGTGCTTGTAACACTTGCGCAAACGTATTTTGAATGTCTGTACTAATAGGTCTTAGGTTAACCGACTGACCCATAATCATCTGATCAGTTTGCTTTGCAATGCCATGCATAGTCCCCGCAAACATTAAGAATGCTTGTTTTTCTTCGTCAGTCATATTACAGGTCCTTGAGAAGCTCGTCGATTTCATCATCAATAGAAGTATCATTAAATTGAGATGATGCCTTAAATGGTGAATTATCTGCATTTTTTTCTTCTTGAGTTGATGGTGTTGAAATTCTAGCTTGCTGAGTATTTACTTCGGGTTCAGAGGCTTCCGTCTTACAGTAGTAATGTTCATTAAGCATAGCTTTAAGTTCATCATATGACTTAAGACTAAAGACTTTTGTAAGATCAAAAGTGCTATCGTAGATCTTCTTTTGCTCATCTTCTGTAAGAGCAAGTTTACCTGCTGAAGTAAATCGAGATGATACATAGGTAGGAAACTCTCCTTGATTTTCACACTTAACTTTAAAGTTAACACCGGTAGATCCAAGATCGAAAATTCGTGGACCGAACTCTTCTGCATCCTCACCCTCAATAGCCTCCATAATAATTTTATGAAGTTGCTTACCGTAGCGAAGAATCTTAACTTTGCCGTTGTTATCAGGATTCTGTGAATCATCAACAACATAAACGTTAACAAGATACTTCTCAATACGTTTAATTGCTTTGACTTTTTCTTTATCGTCTTCTGACCCTGCACGTAGAATCTTGAAGCGTTCTTCAGCGATCGGATCACGTTCACCGAAGGTCATCGGCGATAGAGTTTGTACGTATTGACCTGTTGCAAATGACGGCCATCCATGATTGTAATAATGGAAGAACGTATTTTTTGGATCCTTAGCGAAGGGCAACAATCTAATAGTATAGGTATTGCCTGGTGTAGTCTTCATGATTTCGTTGTAGGTAGCATTACTACCTTCACCTTCATTTTTGACTAGTGCATCCTTGATGGATTGAAACATTGATGTATTGAATGAACTCATTTTTTATATTTTGGTTGTTAGTTTAATTTTGGTTATACTTTATTATATCTCACTTTTTTTATTTTTCAACAGATATTCTTCAATAAGTCGAAAAGATTCTCTTATCATTACCTTTAATTTTGCAGATTGTTGGAAATTAATCCGTGTATCATTCAGCAGTTTATTAAAATCAGTAATAAAAAATTCTAAGAGATCTGGTTCAACTTGTCTAATAATTCTGTCACATTCAAGACCGTGTATAACATAAAAATTTATGCTATGATCACGGAGGTGTTGTAACACCAGAGGTGTTGTACCGTTATTTATACTCTTGTATTCAGATAGTGTTAAATTATTCTTAACACAATAACGCATAATAAATGTACAGCATTGCTTACATTTTATAATATTGTCTTCACTATCCGGAGAAGATGTTTCTTGGTTTCTTTTATATAACGCATAGCACTTAATAGCTTTCGGCGTTGTAAAATATTGTAGATCGAAGTATTCATTATCACCATAATACTGATACGGTGCTTTAAAAAAATCTGATATAATTACATTTCTATTACTTTGAAATAGTAAGGATAGTTTCTTAAGAATAATATAAGTCTTATCGTCAATCTTAGTAAAATCTTGCCTTAATTTAAAGGGCTTATCTTTTGCTGTTCTACTCGCAATTAAATATGCGTTATAAATTTGTTTTTCTAATTCAGTTAGAGACATAGTCTAGCGTTATTATAAATCTATCTTCTGGTTAGAATTAAGCCATTTCGTTATATACTTACTTTTAGTGATCGTAGGATCATATTCTAAAAATAGTTTAACGATTTCGTAGTTAGAATCAACTCCTAAAAGGTCTTTTAATATACTTCTCAATTTTTCATCCTGTAAAGCGAGTATAAACACATTTTGAAAAGATAATTTTTTACCTTTCAAGAGTGTACAAAACGAACAAAAAGAGAGTAATATATGTTCACTTTCTCTATCTATAATACTCTGTGAAGGATTTACAACAGGTGTTAAATGCATGGTGTTAATTTAGTTGTAAATTTAAGAAACTTTTCTGTAAGTTTACCTTGAGCAATTTCTTTGCTTTCGTCGATACAATTACCATCACATAATAGTTGAGATAATTTACACAAATTAACATTACAAACTGTTTTATTTGTTTTAATTAATACTTCTTTATCTTTAACTGATACAACAATAGCAATAGCTGCACATAACTTTTTAATCATGTGATTAAGCAACTCTTCTTGAAACTCATCTGCAAAACAGCTAATTACAAGATATTCTTGCAATTCACCTTTAAAGAATTGTGTAGTATTTAGCTGATCTTTATATTTTAAAAAATATAATTTAATATCGTTAAGTTCTTGAACATCAAAATCTCTTTTACCATCACGAAAGGCACTAATACTAGCCTTAAGGTTGTCGTTACAAGTAGCTGGTTTCACTACTCGTATTTACAAATAGTTGCTACATAATCAACTTCCAAAGGATTGTAGCATATTATACGAGCTGTCTTCTGTAGAACTAATACTATCTTCTGCTTGCGTAATAGTAAGTGTAGTATAATCGATTCTCATAGCTTGAGTATGACCTCTTGGTCCATACCTATTCTTCATCATACCTAATCGAATAATACCTAGTTCTCTATCTTCTTCGTTCTGATAAATCGATACAATAACATCAGCAGTAGCTGCTAGACCAACAGATTCAGAGATCGTAGTAAGATCTGGGTTAGCAGAACTAAAGCCAGATCGATTTAACTGAGTTGCAGATATAATCGGACAATTAAACACATAAGTCATAGCACGAACTTGCTCAGTAACATTTTTAATGCGTTCGTATGAGTTAGAACCTACAGTAGAATGTAGTAGATTGAGATAATCTAATACAATAGCATCAATCTTAATACCTTGATCAACGATCTTTTTAATAAATGCCTTTAACTGATTAGGGGTAACTGTACTAGGGGGAAATTCTTTAATAAAAATACGGCCTTTACCTTCATCCTCTTGTTCTTTTAGTGCTTGTCGTAGTGAGTGCGAGTTAATTGCTAGTTCTTTTAGTGGAATCTTACTAACATTAGTACAAATACGACGAGCGTACAGTAGTTCTGACATTTCTAAAGTAATAAGAAGTACATTCTTTCCTTGATTAGCAATATTTGTAGCAATATTACCTAGAAAGATAGATTTACCGATATTAGTCTCACCGGCAAATACATAAAGTGCACGACCATTCTCTTGAAACCCGCCATTCAATGCATCATCGAACCACTCCCATGTACTAGGAATAGCTTTTTGAATACTCGTTAGATCTTCTACAATAATATCTACATCACGATACAAATCAAGACCTCTATCGGTTACAAGGTTAATATTACATGAAGTCTCAAATTTATTAAGAATATCTGAAGTATCGATTGAACCTTTAGCAATATCACTCGCTACTTCAAGCATTGTATGGTATACAGATTTTTCTTTAATAAATCTCTCTGTATTATCATACAATTCACTATTATCTATGTTCTTATCAATGTCCTTAAACGACTCAACAAGCTGTTTAAATGAATCTTTATGCTCTTCTGTAGTAAGATACGTCTTAACTTCGGTTAGCGTTGGTAGCTTTTCACGTTTAGCATAAAAATCGTTAATAATCTCAAATATTTTTGCAATATTTTTAGATTTAAAATACTTAGGCTTAACGTAATCAACAATAGAAGCTAAATACGTAGAGTCACACAAAGAACGATAGCAAAGTATCTTCTCGAAATAATCATTATCAAGGTCAAGGTTACTCACAATATAATACTAATATAGTTCCCTACAATTACAATCACAGTTTACCTTTCCACTTGTTTAGGAACCATTTTTGACCCTCATTAAACTCAGGAGTGAATTCCCTTAATCCTGGTGATGCATGAGTAATCATGATATCTGATACGCCGATTTTTAATTTTTCCTTATGGCAGCTCAAAGAAAAATCCAAATCATAGTGGTGAAATCCGGCTGGGTTAGATTCATCAAATCTAACTTTCTCAAATACTTTACGACTCATTGCCATAAACACACCATCAATTAGAACAACCCGTTGAGGGTAAGGTCCAAAAGCAGTCATTGATTTTTGTTTTTCATTACCATGCGATACAGCGCCGTGAAGCTTTCCGCCACCAAATCCGCCACCCATTAAATGCCATAATGCTGGTTCCTCTAGTTTACATTCTGTTGTACCCGCTACACCGATTAAATCAAACTGTTTAAACAGTGTAGGTAATTTATATGATAGGTCAGATTCAATAATAATATCATCATGACAGAGTATTAAATATTCTGCCTTTTCCTGTATTGCGAAATCAATAGCCTTATTATAAATGACAGGTAGGGGTTGTGTATTATTTTCCTTGAAGAAGAATTTCTTGCGCATAGAGCGATCACTATATAATAATGTATCTTTCTTTGATCCTTTTGTTGCTGTAAAATAAAATGTATTTTTCATAAAAATAAAAACGGTGAGTTAGTTTCAAATGTATCAACGAGAGTCCATGTTTTAAAGTCTTTAAGCATCATGATAACACCTTCCGGTAATAACCTGAAACCTTCACCTCCAAGTGTAGATATATCACCATTATCATTATAGTGTAATACTGATCCCTGCCTTATAATATAAGTATCGTTCGAATCTGTATCAATTATACATAGTGCAAACGTACCTCTAAGCTTACTCAGTACTTTTTTAATAATACCAGGTGCTGAACATTCACCATTACACTCTTCAGTAAAGAATTGTAAAAGATTAGGAATAACAGACGTATCCACTTCATTCACATCCCAAGGTGTATATTGGGCTTTTAGTTCTTTATGATTTGTTAATACACCGTTATGTACGACAGACCATGATAACGATTCAAACGGGTGAGATGTATCGTATGACCAAGAACGAGCTGCAGATGTTGGAGCTTGTACATGGCCTATATAATAGTCACACCGCTCGTCTAATTCAATTTGGTTAAAATCGAGTGTACCTTGTTTTTTAATAATTTGCTGCTCATTACCATCATACAGACAGAGAACTCCACTAGCAAAATTACCACGAGGTAGATTACCATCGTATAATACTTCAAATTTTGATACATTGTTAGATCCTACGATTGCGCAAATAAGTCAGCTTCTCACTCCTTTCATATATATTTTATTATAAATAATCTCGTCTCTCCTTTGGCATTCTCCAGAAAAAATCGATTTGACCGGTTAAGTTATTTTTAGCTAATGCATAAGATGGATATTCAATACCATCAGGCATCATATACCAGGATTTACGTTCTTTTTTGACTTTTTCAATACCTAAGTTTTTTAGTGTGTTAGATCCAAGACCTTTTATTTTAAAGAGGTCGTTGTTCGAACGAAAAGGTTGCATTGCTACAATACGTTCCGCTACTCGTTTACCTATTCCGGGTAGATTACATATACCCGTATAAGACATTTCGTTAAAATCTTCCCAATTTAATTGCATCTTCTATAAATAAGTATATATGAGTTCTTTTACTAATCTACTCTCAAGATTATCTTTTATTAACGAAGCTGTTTCACCGCTCGATACACTTATTCCTGGCTTTCAAAAACAAGCAAGAGGATTAGCTGCAGCAAAGGGAGCATCTGCTAGCACACGTGAGGGAAAGTTAGCATTATTAACTATTCTATACGATCTTGATATTATTGACGATTCCGTTGTAAGAATGTTTAAGAATGACCCATCTGTTAGTAGATTAGTTGCGTATTTTGAGCAAAATGGTATTGCAAAGGCTATTAAAGCTCGTAAAGATGATATCCAGAATTATATTAAAGATAAGTTAGAAGATAAAATTAGCTTTACAACTGGTAACAGAACGGATGCTGCAATGCAACGTATGGAAGTTAATAAATTAAATACAGAACTTAAGGCTGCTAAGAAGGTAGCTCGTATCGAACGTAAAAAGGATACCGCCGCTGCAATGAGTGCTGTTAGTCAGGTAGTTGATAACTATGCTGATTTGGTTGGATCAATACAGGGGTCATATAGCGAGGACTATATGATCGAACTTGTTGCTGATAAAAGTAGTGATCTTGGCGATATTAACAATATTGTTAATTATCTCAAGCAGTTCGTTAAAGAGTCTGATATAGACGTGGAAGGAAGAAGTATAGATGCGACATTCTCAAAAGATTCTAAACTAGGTAAAATTATAACTCGTCTTGGTGCTGAAAAAGTAGAGTCACAGATTTCAGACGATCTAGAAAAATACGGTGGTGTTGGTGTTGTTATTCATACACCTGATATACAAGCTAAACCTAATATGAACGGTAATATAGGTCAAGAAGAAGAAGAGGGGTACGAAGAAGAAGCTGAAGATGAAGAAGGTTTTACTACTACAGTAGAAAGATTAGAAGAGTTTGGAATATCTACCCCGAGGTATACTAATGGCAAAATACCCGATATAAAAAATAGTAATACAGTGACGGAGGGATCAGTTCTTAACTATATGTCTGAACAAAGAGTTTACTCATCTCCAAAGCCGATCGTTGAATCAATAAGCTTTAGAGACAAGTTTAAACCACAAACTTCTAAGCAGTTAGCTGAATTAAAAAGTTACGGAATGTAATTACATCCTTTGGCTTCGTAAATCCCGTCAAGCTTTTCCTGTTGCAGATACTTAATGGGATCTCTGTAATTTGCTGAAATAAACCCAGCTAATCTTAAACTACTCGCTGGAGTTGTAGCATCTGCTAAACCATCTTCTCTATTACTATAACATGTCCATGTGTCTCCGAAGTTTACTCCTAATTCTACACCCTGCCTTACGATATCAGCCTTTGACAGGGAGAGCAATGGAGCTCCCACGCGGATTCTATGTTGTCTGTTAAGTGATATTAGTTCATTCATCTTGTCAACGAACGAAAAATCTCCGTCCCAGTAGCCGGCTAGAGAGTCAACTTGTGCGGCACCATACCACACTTCATCTGCTTTTAGACTCTCTGCATAAGCACAGCAGATCGTAACAAACATCTGATTTCTAAACGGTACATATGATACAGGTTGCGCATCACCTGCAATTTTACTAATATCTGGGTTATCAATCCCTTCATTAGTAAGAGATGAGGTAGGTGAGATATCTTTTAAATATGTTACATCTAATGTCTTGTTTGTGACAGTAATATTAGGATATTTTTCCTTTATAAGTTGATACTGAACCCCCATACACTCTAATTCCCTACTATGTCTCTGACCGTAATCAAATGTTACTGTATGAATTTCACTATAACCTTGAGCTGCTGCCATGTATAGTAATACTGTACTATCCGCTCCTCCACTAAATGCTAAAACTAATTTTTTACTCATGATTTTTTAAAAGTTGGTTATTATTAATAATAAAGTCGGTTACTATAAATACTAGTATGAATAAGTATTATGTTTATATGTATATTGATCCTGAAACTCGTAAACCGTTTTATATCGGTAAAGGTACAGCTTCTAGAGCTTGGGCGTTTACCGGTCACGATCATAATAAATGGCTAACTATAAAAATCAATACAATACGCGATAAAGGTTATAAAAGTAAGGATTTTGTTATTATTATGGATGATAATTTACTTGAATCAGAAGCTTTTGAACAAGAAAAATTACTTATCGAGCAGTATGGTAAGAAAATGGATGGTGGTATTTTGTTTAATATTAACGATGGGGGCGTACAGCCACCATCACAAAAAGGTAAGACGTGGAAGTTATCTGAGCAATCTATTATTAATATGAAAGCTAGTTGGACACCGGAACGTAGAGAGAAAAATAGTATTAAATTTAAAACAATTGAACGAACAGCAGATTGGTGTGCTAAAATATCTGCTGGTAAGCGAAAAGCAGTATTTGATCAAATAGTATTTGAGCAATATGTATTATCTAATTATAAATTAAAAGATATCATAGATATGATGAACATTACCTATGATATCTTTAGAGATCGCGCGCTTTTAACTTATAACACTGTTAAGTTTAGAGATATAAAGAAATTAATTAATATCCTCTAATACTTCATCAGGTACTGTTACTTCATCATTAGAGTAAGACCAGTTTTTCTTAATTTTTACTTCTAAGAGCGGTATAATAGTTTTTTCCCACAAATCAATGTCTTTTCTAAAATTACGATAATATCCAAGCTTAGTACCATCTTCTAGTGTATATGTAGCTCCACTTTGAACAACAATACC